GCGGCCGGCCATGTCGCGCTGCAGGCCGAGGCGACCACCGGCAGGCGCGGTCGCCGATTCAGGCGTGCTTTTCGCGATCGCGAGCGCGGCCTTGGCCGAGAGGTTCGTGCCGAGGGCGAGCTTAAGGGAGGTCTCGACCCGGGCGGCACCGCCACCGACGACGATCGCGTGGATGCGGGTGCGCTCGGCGCGGACGATCGAGGCGCGCACCTTGGCCGGCACCGCCGCAGCGGCCGCCTTGGTCGCCTCGTCTTCTTCCTCGTCCTCTTCGTCGTCATCGTCCTCGTCGGACGCGGCGGCTTCCTTGGCCCTCCGCTCCTCCTCCGCCTTCTTGTCGGCGTCTTCCTTCTCGGCCTTCTCGCGCGCGGCCTTCTCCTCTTCGGTCTCTTCCTTGGGCTCGTCTTCGGCTCGCGCGCCGCTGCCCCACAGGCTCATGAGTCGTCGCATGGTTCTCTCCTTCACTACTGGCTGGCGAGGTCGACGAGCTCGAGCAGCGCGTCGGTGGGCGACATGACGGCGTCGCACAGTTTGAGATCGAGTGCCGGAGCGGCCAGGTAGGACCGCGCTTCAGTCGCGCGCACCGCGTCCTCGCCGAGCCCGCGGCCCTTGGCGACGACCGGCACGAACTGGGCATAGATCGCATCGATCTCCGCCTGAAAGTCGGCGCGTACCGATTCGGGGAGCGGCGCGTATTCGTTGCCGTCGGCCTTGTGGGCGCCGGCATAGATCAGCGTGACCTTGATTCCTGCCTCGTCGAGCGCCTTCGACAAATCGGCGTGGCCGGCGATGACACCGATCGACCCGGTGTAGCCGACCGACGAACAGGTGATGCGCCCGGCGCCGCAGGCCAGGGCGTAGGCCGCCGAGCAGGCCATGCCGTCGACGATCGCCCAGATCGGTTTGATCTCGCGGGCCTCGCGCACCTGGTCGGCGAGGTCGAAACAGCCGGTGACCTCGCCGCCGGGCGACTCGCAGACCATCGCGATCGCCTTGATGCCGGGATCCGCCAGCGCGGCGGCGAGCTGGGTGCGCAGCCCGTCATAGCCCGTCATCCCGCACCACGGATCGACCGAACCGAGATTGTTCACCAACACGCCGTCGAGCTGCAGCACGGCGACGTCGCGCACCTGGGCGAAGGCCTTGCGAAAGTCCCGCTCGACCAGGCCGACCGGCAGCGACGCATAGACCGGCCCCCGTGGCCCGTCGCCATCATCGTCCATCGCCCTTACTCGCGACGGCATCGCCTCGGCGAACTGGCGGGTGTGCAGCAAGCGGCCGAAGGCGTTCAGCCAAGTCAGGCCGCGGCCGGGATGCAGCAGTAGCGGCCGGCCGAAGGCCCGGCTCGCGACATTGGCGTATCTCATGCGGTGCCCCTCATCATGCAGCGGGCCTTTCGTTCTCGCTGGTGCCCTTCACGCCCATCAGCGAGGCGGTCGTGGCAACAGGCAGGTTGAGGCGCAGCAGCACGCGGTTCTCGCGGGCGGTCTGGCGCGCGACCTTGCGCCAGTCGCGGCCCTGCTCGGCGTTCGCCGACTGCAGCGTGTCGGTGTAGGTGTCGCGGCCGATCTGGTAGGCCTGCCGTTCCTTCACCGGGTCGATGTGGCCGCGGCCCGGGCCGATCCAGGCGTGGCGCAGCCAGGCCGAACGGCGTTCGTAGAAGCCGACGCCCTTGTCCCGGCGCAGCGTCGGCAACTCGACGATGCCGCGGTCGACGGCTTCCTCGAACCAGGCCGCATAACGCGGCGCCGCCGCCGTGCGCTCGAGGAAGGCGCTGCGGCCGGTGATGGCCTTCCAGGCGCCGAGCAGCGAGGCGCGGGCGCTCGAATAGTTCGTCTTCGAGAAATCGCGGCTGATCTCCTCGAAGCTCATGCCGAGCCCGGCGGCCTCGCGCCGCAGCACCGCGTCGGTGAACTGCTGATAGGCGGCGCCGGCGGGCTGCTGCGGCGTGCTGAACTTGAGCGTCGTGCCGACAGGCAGCTTCGGTACGATCGTGCGGTCGAGCTTCATCGGCGGACCGCCGATCGCCGGCCGGACCTTCCCGTCCGCACCGGCCGAGCCCGCGAACATGGTCTCGAGGGCCTCGTTGTCGAGGCCGCTCTGCGTCTCGATCGTCGCGGCGATCAGCGTGTTGATCAGCGAGGCCTTCAGGACGGCACGGTCGTAGACGTCATGCAGGCGGAAGGCCTCGGTCACCGTCGACATCGGCGAGACGCCTCGGGTCATGCCATCGCCCTCGACGACGAAGCCGTGCAGCACGTTCGGGCGGCCGAACACATCCTCGCGCTCGAAGCGGGCCCACTGATAGGTCTCCGCTCCCATCCACGGGTCATAGGGATGCGCGCGACGCACATGATAGGCGAGCGGTTCGCCATAGGCGCCGAGCTCGATGCCACCGCGCAGGGTGGTCGTGTCGGCGCCACCGTTCGGATTGCTCAGCCGGTCGGGGCTGACCGACTGCCAGGTCGTGGCGTAGCGCGCGCGGCCGGGCCCGACGCGGTCGTCAAGCCAGTGCGAGACGGCCAGGAATTCGCCGGCGTCGAACCAGGCGCCGAAGTCCTGGCGCAGCAGGCCGATGAACGACACGCGGCGGCCGGCGTCGATCCAGTTGCCCTCGCCGTTCGCGTAATCGTCGAACTCCTCCTCGACATGCTCTTCCCAGGCGTCGCGCTCGTCATCCGACATCGAGTCGAGACCGAGCGCGTGCCAGTTGGGTTCAACGGCGAGCATCCAGTTGGCGCCGATGACATTGTCGATCTGGCTCTGGCGCGCGCCGGCCGCGAAGCCGTTGTTGCGCCCGAGATCCGTGCTGCGCGCCACGACGTCGTCGCGCAGGCCCCACATCGCGGCGTCGGGCGACTGCAGCATGGGCTCCCAGCCGGCCAGCTCCTGGCTCAGCCGGTCGCCGGCGCGGTAGGGCGTCGCCGTCATGGCACGCAATGGCGTCCGCCCGTCGGCGGCGACCAGCTCGGGAGGCGACATGGGCTACCCTCAGAACGTCGGGACGAAGGGCTGTCCGAACCCGGACGCCTGGCCGAGCTGCACGCGCAGCGTGGCGATGTAGGCATCGAGCTTGCCGAGATCGGTGGCGGTGTAGGTCACCGACTTGCCGCTGCCGGTCGAGACGCTGACCGCGCGCGTGCCGACGATCAGCTCGTGACGCGCCTGCTCGGCCTCGGCCAGCCAGGCCGCGAGCTGCTGCTGCGATGGCATTGGTTTATCCAGATTGTGTGATGGTAAGGGCTCGTCCGACGCGTCTTTCCACGTTCGCAGCAACACAAGCGCGGCGACGAAACGTGCGACGAACTGCTTGGAGCTTCTAGGAAGTCCAATGCCGCAACAGCGGCGATGAACCCTTCTCAGGATTCATCGAAGACGAGGTCCACTACCGAGGCGGAGACGCCCTGTCTCTTTCTTCGCGTTCGCGCTTTGCATAGTAGCCTTTGTGCATCTCCTGCTGCGCCCCATCCAGCATTCGAGCGAAGTCATAGCTTGCTCTATTATCGCGTGCGCTAGCCCGGCGTAGCGCCTGGAATGTCAAAACTACCGCCAGCAGGCATATCACCGCGACAACCAAGCCAAGCATGACCGTCGGCAGGTTTTGAAGGATGAACTCGAGAGGGTCAGCGGCCATCAGACTTCTCCAGAATCTTTGCGATGCGCGCCTCGATGTCTTTGTAGAGCTTCTCTTCTCGGCTTATCTGGCTCGTTACGCTCATGCAACCACCAGCAATCGCTGCACCGGCCAGAAACGGGGCGATGAAGAGACCTGCTGATGCGGCGGTGGCAATTCCAACCAAGCTTGCGGTAAGGGCGGCAGTTCCAATACCCATTCCATACTTGGTATTCGTTAGCTGGTTGGCCCGCTGCGCGCTTAAGTCACCACAGCGCCTCATGATCCGGGTGAGTCCCGCGATACATTCTTCCTTTAAGCGCCGATCGTTGGTCGTTCTCAAGAACTCAAGCCAGTGCTCCAGAAACGCGGGATCGTCAAAAGCGGATCTGAGAATGTGGAGAGCATACGCATTGAGGTTGGGCCCCAGGCCTCGCTCGGTCTCGCCAATGAATTTGGGATAATCCATGGGGTAGTCCATCTCTACCTGCCTGCTTGACTGCAACCTATCATCGCATATAGCAGACAAATTCCCCGACTCGAACTCTCAATTCTCGCTTCCACTCCGACCTTTCCATCACCCAAGAATAATCGGCTCCTCCATCTCGACGGTCGTCGTGATGGTCGGCCGAACGACGCTCGGCGACGATGGGTGGTTCGCCTGCGGCGCGTAGGCCGCCGAAGTGTCCGGTTCGTCATCCGGCAGCTCCGGCGCGTCGAACAGCGAACGCTGTTCGGACGCCAGGCGCTGCCATTTGCGCTCCAGCCACTCCCACTCCGCCGGCGATTTCGTGCTCATGCCGAGCTTTTCGGCCAGTGCCAGGCCGTAGACCCTGCAGTCGAGCAGGTGGTTGTCGACTTCGACCTGGTGCCAGCCCTGCGTGACCTTGCCGGTCTTGCGGTTGCGCAGGGTGGCGAAGATCTCGGAAAGGAGCTGCTTGAAGTCCGACTCGCTCCAGTCCTGATTGAAGTGGCAATAGCTGCCGGGGAACAAGATCGCGTCCGGCTCCTTCTTCACCTTCAGGGCGCCGAAGTGGCGCGACTTCAGGGGCCAGGTTCCGACCGGATAGGTCTTCGGTCCCTTGCGCCGCGCCTTGCCGCGCTCGCTGAAGGACCGCGGCGTCGCCTTGCCGGGAAACGCCGGATGCCGCCAGCCGTCCTCGCCGCGCAGCGGATAGCAGTCGGGCCGCGTCTTGCACCAATTGACGACGACTTCGGTCTCGTAATTGGCGTCGATGCCCGTGATGTCGGTCGTGCGGTCGTTACCGAAGGCGTCGCGGAATTTCTTCCGCCGCACCGTATCAAGCTTCTTGAAGGCCGATCCGGTTTCGGTGCCGGTCTCGCCCTCTAGGAACTCATGCGCGAGCGACCAGGTCTGGCGATCGCGGCCGTGACCGAGAAACTCGTACCAGATGCCATCGCCCTGGACGTCGGCCGCCAGCGTGATGAACAGCACGCCGGGCGGCACCGTGCCGGCGTCCCATGTCTCGCGGCGCTCGAGCAGCTCCTCGGCCTTCGGCCGATCGCCGGCCTCGTCCCACGGCTCGCCGAGCTGCAGGTTGACGAAGGTCTTCAGCTTTTCCGGATCGCCCTGGGCCGCGATCCATTTCGCGACGATATGGTCCCACGTCGTGAACGGGCTGATGAGCGAATTGAGATGGTAGCTCGGCTCTCGCCCCGGAAAGGGCATCGCATGCACCCAGCGGCCCTGGGCGTTCATGCCCTCGAGCTGCCAGTGCTGGATGATGCAGCCGTTGGCCTCGCACACATAGTGGGCGTGATGCGGTGCCTCGGGATTGAACTTGATCCCGAACGGCGCGTCCTTCCCGCCCCACTTCAGCACTTGCTCGACGCCGCAATGGGGACACGGCACATGCCAGCGTCCCTGGGTGCCGGCCTCGTACTGCCTTGCGATCCGCGACACCGACTTCACGGTCGGCGTCGAGACGTCGAGTTCCTTGTCCTTTCCGCTCTTCTCGAACGAGGTCTTGCGCGCCCGGGCCATCTCGACCGGATCGCCCTGGTCCCCGATCTTCAGGGGGAACTCGTCCATGTCGTCGAGGAAAACGTACCGGACGGACTTCTGGCGCAGGCCGGCGCCGGAGTTGGCGCCGGTGACCACGATGCTGCCGCCCGGGAAGCGCTTGCGCTTCAGCGTGCTGCCATCGCGGCCGCGGATGACGACGTTGCTCACCTTGCGCTTCAGGCGCTTGGTCGCCTCGATCGTCGGCTCGAACTTCTCCGCCGTCCAGTCGCGGCCGGCCTCGATCGTCGGATGAACGACCAGCGCCGGGCCGGGCGCCGAATCGATGATCCAGCCCAGCACGTTCGACAGGCCCTCGGATCCCGAGACCTGCACGCTCTTCATCACCGTGACGCGTCGCGCCCAGTGCGAGGGCGCCATGCAGTCCATGATCTCGACCAGGAACGGCGTGCGCGCGTTGCGCCACTTGCCCGGGTGCGGGCTCGTGTCGGCCGCCACGATCCGGTGACGCTCGGCCCATTCGCTGGGCTTGATCGGCGGATCGC